ATCCACCACTCCTCATCTATTGCACTATCTTAACAAAGAAAAGTGTATTATTTGTGTACTTTCACCTTAATTTTTTCTTAAATAATAGATATAATTAACTTATCTTCCAATGAAAGGGGTTATATTTATTATGAAACATTTATATATGATGTTAAAATTGGCTTGTTTCCTAGACTTTTTGCCCCTTGTTACTGATTCGTTACTAGTTTAGTACCTACATAGTGGCGCATCATATATTTTATAACGCTCCTTTTAGTATTAGAAACATCGAAATTATAATGCAAAAACTATCATTGATTACTGATATTCTTTATATAATATTCTCATATATATATCAATATACATTGACATTTATATAATTTTATGATATACTATAATCAAGAAAGGAGGTAAGAAAAGTGGAAAAGAAGTTAAAAAAAATGCTTCGAATATTGGACCTATTCGAAGCACTAGTGATTAAAATCATTTCCTTGATTGGGTGGATTTTGATTCTAATCAAACTATTTAACTAAGTAGGTTGAGAGGCTTGTCCTCTCTTCCTATCACTATTATAAAACCACTTTTCAAAGAAAACAATGGAAAAATTAATTTTAAAAGCTATCGAATTGATTGGACTTATTGCCGTATTAGTATTCTTGATTTCAAAATTATTCTAAGGGAGGTATAACCGTGTCAACTGAAGCGCAGAAGAAAGCTAGCGCAAACTATGCTAAGAAGATGACGAAATGTGTCAATCTTGCATTCAATAAGAAAACAGATGCAGACATTCTAGAAAAACTTGATCATGTCGAATCTAAAATGGGTTACATTAAAAAACTTATAAGAGATGATATTGAGAAAGCAAAAAAGGACCAGAGCAATTAAGCCCTGGTCTTTTCTTATGAATATAAATTGTTGTGTAGTTGAGATTTAGTCGAAATTAAGTCGAGTTTAGTCAACATCTTTATGAATAAACTCATAATAAAACTTAAATTAGACTTTTTTCAAATACTTTCTCGCAACCCATCCACTAGGAATCTTTGCCCAATCCCCATCAAATCTAGAAACTGTAACACGAGTTCCGTAATTAATACACCCATCCTTATCATAATCGTGAGCCTTAGCATCCTTAGTTAATTCGCCGTGTGTCTTGACTCTGTATTTCATTCCCGGCCCTGTACGTACCTTTAAGTCACTAGCAGTAATCATATAAGTACCTAATGCATTAGATGTATTAGTTGATACAATTGGAGTTGTTACATGAGTGCTATTATCGTATGCTGGGCAACCAAAGCCACGAATATACTTGCCGTTTACATTTAACACACGTCTAGCCACTGCATCACTCTTATTACCTTCAATGACAGTAATTTTTCCATTTGCAACTTTTTCAACAATTCCGACATGATCAGAAGAGCCTTTATTGTCTCCTACTCCATTATCTTGCCAGTCGTAGAAAATCACATCTCCTAGATGTGGAACGTGTCCATCATCTTCTGTCCATCTACCCATGCTTTGAAATCTCTTGATCATCTGATTGCATGAGCATTCTGTTGGAATGATGTCTGTATAGTTTGCTTTGATTGCACATGCTGATACAAAAGTAGCACACCAAGAGTCAGTATACTTGACTCTATATCCTCTTGCTAAAGGCTTATGGCTATTATATAAGTCAATGATCTCGTGATGTGATCCATTAGATTCTTTTCTTCCGACCCAATTTCTTGCAATATTTAAAATAGTATTTGCATTTTTACCCATATTATTTCCTTCTTTCTTCATTCTTTTATAGCTTGAGTGCCAAAACAAAAAGGCTCCTCGAATTGAGAAACCTTATAATTTGATACATATATTTTTCTCTTTCTTGTATGCATCTAGATACATTTCTTTTTTATCCCCGTTATATGTTACTTCGAAGTACATATTGTCTTTTAGCGTAGTTGCAAGAAGCGCCTTGTTATTTTGGAGCGTCTTACACACCCAACACACATATACTTCAAATACATCTAGTTCAGTTTTCGGATAATGCTTGTTTACATATTTTCTCACTTCACTGGATGCCCAGTTTAAAAATTCATCTGTTCCCATTTAATCCTCTTTGTTAATAGCTTGTTCAGCTGCTTCTAATCCTTTTGTTAGGATTGCTGGCACATTATCTCCAGCTTCCACAAAGTTTTCCAAAATGCTACGTAGCTCATTAACAATTAAAGAGGCTAATGTAAACCATCCAACATAAGTAGTAATTGTTAGATCAACATTGATAGTCTGTCCAATTTCAATAAAAATCGCTGAAGCCAAGAAAGCAACTAAAACCATTAACCAATAGCCTAGTTTCTTCCAGACGCCCTTGACTCCCTTTGCACTGTTATCTTTTCCTGTCAATCTTGATTTTCTAACTCCTGTAATGTAGTCAATGATGTTTAATGTCAAAAAGCCTACGAATAAAAACCAATGTGTGCCTAATGCAGCAGTCAATACCGCTACAATAGTGCCTCCGATTGCGTTAATCGCATCCATGTATTTTAATGATGTATCATATAATTTCATATTTTCCTTCTCCTTTAAGCATATGAGTAAATAAATGTGCCACATACATATGCACTATTTACATTGTCTTTCAATGATGTGATGGTCCATTGATTCTTTGTACCATCGTTGGTTATGGGGTAAAAACGTACCACTAAAGTTCCTCCTGGATAAACAGCAGGAACGAAAACATTTTGCCTAGGCTTTTTATCGTTAGGGAAATTACTCCATATATATCCCCCTGTGTTTCCACCAATTGGAGCAGTCAACGAACCATCCCAGTTTATTTCGCAGAGTTTCAATCCATCGTTATATCGGTATTTCAGTGTGATACCACATGCATTAGTTCCACAAGAGATCCAATCAGACCAGCCAATAACTCTATGCTGTATCTTCTTATCCGTGAGCACGGGCACCCACGTATCTACTTGATTCTCTGTATCAAAATCAAATACATACCCATTAAATGACTGCGCTTCAAGAGGCATATTCACCTTTAACTTGCCACCTTCTGCCTTGCATCCCACTCCAATCCCTCTGCCGTCAGCAGAAAAATCAAGCAGCTTAAATGAAGGAGCGATAGCAGCATAAGATGCAACACCGTCTGTCGTGAAGTAATCCTTCACAAGTACTCTAAAGGAATAGGCATTATCTATATTGAACTTGCCAGCGGATGATATATATACCTTGTTTTCTGCATTGTATGAATCTGTATAAGTTGCGAGGGTTGTCCATACCTCGCCGTTTTTATACTGGATCATGACAGACTTATCATTTTTATTTGCAACAGGTGCAATTGAAAATGAATAAGTAATCTTAACCGCTGTACCTTCATCGTCTGCTTTGTTAGTCGAAACATTCCAACGCTGTGCAGTTACATTCTTGACTGCTGGTGACCACCACTGTGTGACACTGATATTCTTTGAGAGTGTAGCCTTCTGTCCTCTCGAATCTGTAACCGTTGATTTAAGAACAACTGTACCAGAAGACTTGAGTGGCTGTGTCGTAAAGAAACTGTTTGGACCAGGGATAAGCTGTCCATCAATCTCATTGTTGTAATAAGTGATTGTAGCACCATTCTTTGTTGAGGTAGATACATTGCATTTAACTTTCGAAACACCCTGTATAATTGTTGATGCTCCGAATCTTTTTGCAATTGCAGCATCTTCATTTGTGTATGTGATACCTGTAACAGTTGGTCCATAACCTGAGGGAAGTACAACATCCAAGGTACAGTAATTACTACCGATGAATTTACCGGAACGACTGTATGTATCTACTCTGAAACAAATATAGAACTGTGAAGCATTGGGCATCTTACTGATCAGTGAAGTTGGAACTGTCCATCTGAATTCATCATTCCACTGATTATCAGCAATCTGTTCAGTCTTATCATAAAAGCTGTACGTGATTACATGTCCGAAATCAGATGACGCTCTAGGTGTCTTGATTGTGACGCTCTCGCCGAATTTTACCGTTCCTGGTGTACAGTATGGCTTAGTCGCTCTAGGAATGACATCGCAGTCAATGCCACCCGAAGCGGACACACTGCCTACATAATTACCGGATAATGTAACTTTAAGTTCTTGTGAAAATGAGAAATCAAAATGCTTGCCACCGTTGCTGTCGTGTGGAATCTTGATGTTCGTAACTGTCGCAAGTGTCTTTGTTCCACTTCCTCCGATAGTCACACCACCCGACCATATCAGTACGCCATTTGCCCACATAGAGCCGTGTTTAGTAGCATTCGAGTTAATATTCCACTTATAGTATTTAGTTAGTGTAGCAGTCCATAAATCATAGTTTCCATCAACGTTGACACCTGTTCGTGTCATTGTCATTGTGACGTTACCATTGCCACCACCAAACGATGCGCTGCATGATGCACTTGTTGCCATCAGTCACCACCTACTTTCTTAAAAGTCAATGATCCATCGCTGTTAACGATGAATCCGAAGTTTCCAATCCTCAAGGAACTAGAAACTTCGATGTTTGAGTTATACATTCTGTTATTAGCAAAGTACGCTACTTCGTCATTGTTCTGAAGAATAGAGTACTTGCTGTTTGTCTGTTTGGTTTTGAATTCAGATTCCTGTTTACCTATCTCTATGCCTTCTGCATTGAATCTGATATAAGTGTTCAGCTGAGTCTGATTGTTTGATACGGTATCAGAAAGAGAACTAAAGTCTTCTTTCTTTACGAATCCCATCTGAATGCTTTCTGTTGTCTGCTGAATAGTAGATACAGTAGAAGCAAGGTTTGCGCCGTCAGAGGCACTGTAATAATTCTCTGATACAGTCTGTAAGATGGATGCCTTAGTCTGTTCTATAGACGAAGAAGCATCCTTAGTCGCCTGCTGCAGCTGACTGTTCATGTTGTTTATTCTGTTGTCGTAATCATCAATGATTGACTTCAGGTCATTTGCAAGCACTGGGGTGGTCGTTGTATATGTTCCATCATCCCATAATATCTTCGACCTAACCCAGTAATAATGCTTGTCAATGTAGTCATCGGGAACGCTTTTCCACCCGCTACTGCTTGCGTCGGGCATTTCCGTTGCTGAATCTGATAGATAATACTCCGGAGTGATTGAGCGAATCCCCTGCCCGTCCTCGCCATCATTGACTCTCACGAGGGTCATGCTAGCCGATGCCTTAATCATATGATTATCCTTCTAACTGTGCGCTGAATGTTGCCTTGTTTGTAATATCGCCGGCACCGATTGTGTATGTTGCACCTGTTGCTACAGCAGTAGTTCCGCCGTCCTTATACCACTTGATGGTTCCTAATGCAGATAACGCAGAACCAGTCACTTCAACTCCACCCTTGTAGACATGAGCAGTTAAAGTTGTAGCGATAGCAGTGTTCTTGAAGATTGTTCCACCGCTTGAAGTGATTGCCATTGTGATAGCATCTAAGCCATCCTTCCCATTTGTGCCGTTTGTGCCTTTGTAGGAAACTGAATATGATTCAGTATGCTTACCATCCGAATAGTTTACAACAGTCTTTGTCCATAAGTACTGACCATTTGCCACGCTAGGCACTGTAGTACTCCAAGTTCCTGTTGGAGGAGTAGTGCCGCTTGTGCCTGCCTGGTATGTTACAGATGTTGAACTTACAGTAACGCTTGTACCGTTTGAACCATTTGAGCCGTTTGTACCTTTATAAGAAACTGAATAGGCTTCTGTTGATTTGCCGTCAGAGTACTTTACTACTGTCTTAGTCCATAAGAACTGTCCATTTGGCACATTAGGAACTGTTGCACTCCATTCACCTGTTGGCTTAGTAGTTCCACTTGCACCGACCTGGTATGTTACAGAAGTGGAACTTACGGTAACACTTGTACCATTCTGTCCTGTCTGACCCTTGAATGCGATTGAGTAACTGAATGTCTTGTTGATTGTGATATCACCATCAACAACGATAGGGATAGTAATAGTACCACTCTTAGTTAATGCAGATGTTGCAGTAACTGTGATTGTTGGCATTGGTGACTTGCCGTCAGAAACTGCTGAAATTCCTGTAGGACATGTGATAGTTCCTACTGTGCATGGAACCTGTTCGCTACCACATAATGCCATTACCTGTGTAGTAGTTGTCTGTGTGCCGTTTACAGAAGTAGTAGTACCTAAGAATGTATAGTTGTCATTAGTTAATACAACCGAATAACCATCGGTTAAGTCGATAACGTCAATCTGATTGACCGCTTTAATTGCCATAATTTTCCTCCTAAATGTTTAATTCGCAGTTGAATACTGCCTTGAATTTAATGTCTTTTGCTGTAATAGTAAACATGAACCCATTATCGTTGAGTCTTGAATCATCTAACGGAATCTTGCTGAATTCTGTCTCACCATGCCTTTTAATGAGCCACTGCAGATATGCACCATCTCCAAATGTTTCTCTCAGTTTTGAAGAGTTATCAATCACAACTCCACCCACATAAATATTCACTGTGAATATAGTTGCAACATCGCTGTTCTTGAATGTCGTGCCATTTGATGATTCTATACACAACAATATAGAATCCTCACCTTTTGCACCTGTTATACATACTGGCGTACTGTATGTGACAGTATCGTTGATTGTTGTGGCAGTTCTCTGCCAGATATATATGCCATCATGCCATACTGGAGCATTTTCTCCCCATCCTGTATCAGGAGGAATAAGCCCATCTTTCGATTCAGCATATTCACATACGAATTTCTTAACTGAACCCTGTGCCTGTTTGATTGCTTCTCCAGCCTTTTCTTCAACTTCTGAAACCCTTAGCGATATCTTCTCATTGGACAGGCTTAATTGCGCCATCTTGTCATTGATGCCTTCCTGTTCCTTTGCGATTATATCCAGTTTCAATGATTCCTGGTCCTGCTGGACCTGCAGCTTTCTGATTCGTGTTGTATTAGATACACGATTCACTGTCTTCTCTTCATTCTTTGTTGTCACACTGCCGTCAACTGTAGACATAGAGAACTGTCCACCTTTATAACTGACAGTTAGATCAGATACAAAGAAAGTGAATTCATTACTGTTATAATTGACAAGAACACCAGGAAGAAGATTATTAACAGATATCATTGTGACATTCTTCACCTGATTGAAAGTCAATCCTTTAAGTCTGTCATAGATGCTGTCTATAATGCTCTGTTCATCTGCATATAGATTTGCTGAATCAATAAACAGCGTATTGCCTGTCTCATCACCCTTAGAAAGAGGATTGAGACCATTTTCAGCATATACTCTTGTGAGTGTATACACCTCATTCTTCTCATAATCTGTTAAATCCTGTGTAGCAGCAAAGGCAGTCTTTTCAATGGGAACAAATCTAATAGAATCAATCCCCTCTGCATAGACATTTGCTGCAAACAGTTCAGCAATCCATCCGAGATAGTTTCTTATCACAATCGTGTTATCGTACCATGATACGCTCTTATCAAGAACGTACTGTGGTATTCCTTCACGAATAATAGAAAGACCAGTCAGACTTTCAATCTCGTCTAGCTGGTCTTTTATAGTGACAGGATAAGACAGTTTAGTATCGTATGCCTTGTCAAGAGAATAGTTGTTGTCATACATCTTGAGAGTAAGTTCCTTGGTGTACTTCTCCGGCTGGTCATACACCTTGAAGTATCTTGTATCAGATGCATCATTCTCCTTGACTTCCCAGTACTTGCTGATGTCGATATTGTCAAGAATGCCGTCATAATTATCGAACTTCATTGTCAGTTCTATTGATGGCACATTGCCTATCATACGGCAGTCAGCAAAAGAGACAGACATCTTATAATCAAGAAGTCTGTCCGTTACATTTGTCTCTCCATATTTTATAAGCATATGATCACACCTCAATCAGAGAGAAAGAGAATGAATCTGCCTTTAGACCAGACTGCACTCTCTTATAATTGTACTTCTTATTTGAAGCATACATCTTCTTGGTTCCTCTGATACCATGATCAGGAATGTAGAGTTCTGCCGTGAACTCTGCCGGAGTGAGTACCTTCAAAATATTCATTACATCTGTGAATGTATTCAACTTATATGTACATGTAATCTTAAGCATGTTAGAACGTATTCTATTTCTTCTTAAGATGCCTGTTGAGACAGGTCTGACACTATCCGAATCTAGATCATTGATTTCTACGCTAATCTCTGAAGGAGTCGGAATAAGTGTTCCGTTTATCTTGATTTTCGCTTCATCTGCCATTTATTCCACCTCCTAATAGTCAAATACAGGCTTGCCTGTGCGTGCTTCATAATCCTTGATATTGTCAATCACCATCTTAGTAATTACTCTGCCGTCATCAAGCACTAATTTAATGACGTAAGTAGCGCCAGTGCCGTCATTTTGAGAAAGTGATAATCTTTCTGAAATCTTTTCAGCAATCATATCAAGTCCCTGTGTGTTTCTCTGTAATGGTATTACTGCTTCTGTTCCTGCTTCACCAATATTGGCAATAGTGGATGCACTTACGATACCACCTTTTGCTAGTCTAGGAATCTTAGGAATTGAGAATCCTTTTCCACCGACTCCAGGAACCCAGTCAGGAATCTTTACCTTGCCGATACCACTTAAGAATTTGTTGATTCCATCAATCATGAAATTCAATGGAGCCTTGAAGATGTGGCTTAATCCAGAAACAATACTTTCAAATATCTGTCTGACACCAAACCACGCTCTTCTCCAGTTGCCTGAGAACACGCCACTGATAAAGTTAGTAAGACCCAAGAAAACAACTTCCAATGAATTAATGATAGGACCCATGTAGTCTCTGAACGCCTTGACGACATTCTTAACCGTTTCAAACACATTCTTCCATTTGAAACCAAAAGTTCCTTCCATCCATTCACCTAGATTACGGAAGAATTCTCTGATATTGTTGACTCTTTCGCAGATTGTTTTGTCTGCGCGTTCAATAATTCCTCTGATTGCAGCAAATACCATATCAAATACACCTCTCAATAGTGTTAAGGCCAATTTGAATATAGGTCCTAGAATATCAAGAATCGTACTGAATATAGGCGTAGCGAACTTAAGAAAATCGCTTAATAATCCCATTATGCTCTGGAATACATTCTCCCATGCGTTCCACAACGGTTTGAGAACAGTGTCCACAAAATCCATGATGATTCTGCCAACTGTATCAATGATAGGTGCAACAATATTTAGAAATACCTTCTGAACAATAGTAGCGATATTTCCTAGAATGCTTACTATGTCATCTCTGAAGCTCTTACTCTTCTGCCATAAGTCTACCACTGTAGCAATGACTGCCCCTATGATGACATTTACAGGATTCACCGCCATTACAATAGATGCGAATATCTGTGGAAGAATTCCAAATGCACCACTCAATGCAGTTGCAAGTGATGCCCAACCTGAAAATACTCCCACTGCAATCTGTATCTGTGTGATAACAGTACCAAGAATTCCAGCAAGAGTAGAAAATAATGATAATCCCGCAATAACTGAGAGTATGCCAAGAATACGACCTACATTATCTGCTATGAAAGAGAATAACCCATCAATGATACTAAGAACCACATTCACTGCACCTAATACAGCAGTCCAGTCAATCGCTTTAGTAACATCTCTCACAATTTTCAGAATCTCATTGATGATCTTCAATATAGAGTTAAATATATTCCATAAATGCTGGATGATTGAATCACCTAGGCCTGCAGTGTTCCATGCATCGGCCAGTCCTTGAGAGATATTGCCAATTATCTTGAAGATGTTAGTGAATATCTTCAATATCAGTTCGACAGTCTTTGCACCTGTGCCGTTTTCCCACACTGTATACATTGACTTGCCGATTTCCATAAGAAGATTCTTGACACCATTAAATGCATATACTGCAGCTGCAATCATCGGCGCACCAAACTTATCCCATGACTGCTTTAATGGCTGGAAGAATTCCGCAACCTTCTTCTTGATTTCTTCTAACTGCTTGTCTACTTCTTCAAGAAGCCCTTTCTGTTCTTCTGCACCACTGTCATCCATGCTGAATCCGCCGATATCACCGCCCGAACCACCAGCACCGCCCGAGCCACCTGAGTCACCTGAAGACGGATCACTTGAACCATTGCTTGAATTGATGTTATTGATTGCATCGAATCCAGCAAGAGCTCCTTTCAATTCCTTCTTGAGTTTAGAAGCATTACCTGCTGCCTTTTTTAATCCGCTTCCTGTTCCACCTGCGCCTTTAGAAAGCTTCTGCGAACTATTGGAAGCATCGTTCATATTCTTTGCAAGAGCCCCTGTGTTTCCTGCTGCCTTCTTAGCATTGTTTGACACTCCACCAAAAGAAGAACTCAACTTCTTTGACTTGCCACCAAACAGTGCCGTCAGATACCCAACGGCGACCATAACAACTTTAGTGAATGCAACAACATATGGGACGCAGGAATTAATTGCCTTTGCAATATTGGTAAAGAATCCAGCAATATTAGACTGCCCGATTGTATTCATTACTTCGGACATACATCTAACAATAGCTGTTCTCATATTAGCGATTGATGTAGAAATTCCACCTGTCGCATTTCTTGCCTGTTCCTCAAATGACTGATAGCCGTTAATGCCCTGAGTGTTTAACTGCATAAGAGTATTCATGAACTGGTCCATAGATACAGTTCCGTTTCTTAATGCCTCGCCTAATGCTGAAGCATTGACAAAGCCCATGGCCTCAGCCACCTGTTTCATCTGTGCAGGCATTGCAGTCATCGCTGAACGCCATTCAAACATATCAGGTTTACCCTTAGCATATGACTGTGACAACTGTTCTAAGGCTGATTTCTGTATCTCAGAACTTGCACCGCCTGCTAGAATAGCATTATTTAGTGCAAGGAACATATCTGTTGATCTAGAGATGTTACTGTTCACTGATGTGAATCTCTGTACTGCGCCTGATGCATCGTCTAGAGTTGTCGGAAGCCCAATAAGCTTATTGCTTAGTTTCTGTACAGATGCATTCGCTTGAACACTGCCAACGCCTAAATTCGACATCACACGGCTATAATTGCTAAGAGTATCAACTCTCTTGATTGCAGCATCAACATTACCTAATATCGTTGATTTAATCAGAGAAGCAATACCAAGACCCGCCACAATATTGCGGATACTCTTGAATGAATTGCCAATTGATCCTGTGACCTTATCAACATGATTCTTTAGGCCGGTGACTTCATTCTTCACGCTGTTCAGTTCTGATTTCGCTGATTTCGTCTGTGCAGATATTATTATCTGCAGTTCCTCTACCGTCATTCTGCATCACCGCCTTTCTTTTTCTTAGTGCTTCATTATGTCTTCTACTGAAGGCAATACGAGAAGATCTAGCGCTTGCAATCTCTTTTCTTTCCTTCTCTTTTTCAAACTCTTTCCTATCCTCTTCAAAAAGCGAAGGATAGAAGTCCCACAATTGTGCAGGAGTGAATGAATCATCCTTACCGTTAAGGACAGCAGAAATACAATCCCTTATCTGAAGGGCCTGTATCTGAAGAGATATCGCTTCCTGTCGCACCATTTCTTTTTTCTTTCTTTCATGCGCTGAAATAATATCGTATAGCTCATCTAACGAATAATTCCAAAATGAAAAGGGGTCTACTCCAGCATCAAGCGCTGGATCATAGACCGCCTTGTATATGTAATCTGTAATCAGGATATCTTCTAGAGATTCTTCTTGGCTTCCGCCATTTCCTTTTCCATTTTCGTTTCGAGAGCCCCAGAGAAAAAACCCGATACCTGGAACAATGGAATAAGAACATCACTAAGGAACTCTGTCTGTGAGCCACCTTCATCGATGTATCTATCAAACATATCATTCACATCGCTTCTGTCGATGTTGCTGTTGAATTTCTGAAGACCACCATGTGTGATGTCCAACATAGTGCATAATGGTGTCATGCCTGTTTCTGTATTAAGAAGGTTGATAAGACTTCCACCATACATCTGTTCTAGTCTAGAGATTTCTCCTGTTGTCAGTTTTAATTTGTATTCTTCTTCACCGATTTTCCAAATAATGAACGGTTTTCTTTTTGCTTTTTCTGCCATTTATCTATATCTTCCTTTCTATGCTGCTACTTCTGTTGGATCAGTAATAGTGAGTTCAGACTGTAATGCGATTGCAACAGTAAATTCAATAGCATCATTGACACCACCGCCCGCTCTTTTAACAGTGACCTGTCCTGAGAATGTAGTTGTAGTGCCGTCCTTCAATGTTTCCTTGAACATTGCAGTAGCTCCTGTTTTTTCTAGCTCCCTCATTAATCTGTATGAAGATGTTGCTTTGCTGTTGTCATACTTGAATGTATATTCAAGGTCTCCAGGGTCTCCGATACCAAACTCATAGACCTTAACTGCATCATCAAGTGAAGAGTTTTCAACTTTTTCTTTTTCAATACCCATGTCAGGAATCTTCTTCAACCCTGGAAGTTCAGTAAAAGAAGTTCCCTTGTTTGTCTTGTCATAAGATAATTTAGCGCCATTTGCTAGCATTATATAATTCCTCCTTATCAGTTACATACCGTGATAGATGTAATCACTATCATAATATGCTTCATAACTCATTTTCTTGTGTCTAAGTCCTGATGCATCATCAATATCTCTGCATGATACTCTCTTTAGCCCCATTGCTGATAATGCCTTATCAACTTTCAAGGCTGTATCCGATGTACTCTTAGTATCCCAGATTTCGATTCTGTAAAGGACATGTGATGTCTGCTCCTTGTCATCCGTCCATTCTGCCACGCTGTTATCTTCCTCAACATACTGAACGGCTGGAAGCTTAGCCCAGTCCTTAGGATAGATGTCAGTGACTTCAAGGCCTTCATCTGTCAGAGCCTTATATACTTTGTCTTTAATGTTGATCATATGCTTTTAATCCTTTTCAATTAACTGGCTGATTACAATACCAGCATCTTTTACTGCTTTCTTTTCAGTCTTCTTTGCTCCCTGGTACATGAATGGCTGTGCAGGCTGTCCATCCGACCTGTAATATCTCTTTCCATCAACCTCGATAACTACCCAATGATAGTTATTTATTGCTTCTTCTGATAACTTCTCTTCAGGAATCCACCAAGGTTCCATAGTATAAGAAGGATGTGCATATGGAGATATTCCAGCATGGTCTGCTGCACCTTTTCGACCTGTTCCGAATTCAACATATTGAGCATATGCCTTATTTGTATAAACATATCCCTTGTCGCCTTCAACTCTTGTCTTAATGGAATTTCTTAATTCACCATTATTTACAGGACATTCAAGAACGCAACCACTTCTGATTGTTTCCGCAGCCTTTCCAAGAACCTGTTCTGGATTCTCAAGAACGGCATCTATAGCACGAAGCTTTCTAAATAATTCATTAGCACCATTGAGGCTCATTTAATAATCTTCTCCAGTTCATAGAGATAGTGTCTGTTATATTCCTTCATGCTGATGATTCTGTAATCCGGTTCATCGGTTGAATGGTTATAGACATTCACGCCCCACTTTTCAGTGAGTCTGAAATCATCATCCTTATTCTTAGGAAGAATCATATTAAGAATGTAGTTCAGTCTCTCTCCGTACATTTCAGCCTGTAATTTACCGGATGCAGGCCATACTTCAAGAAGCATTGATTTTCTCTTGATCCACTTTTCAGTAGTGACACCTTCGCCGTCTTTTTCGATGACAGGCTCATATACAGGATAGTTCTTAAGCGCTGAAAGTCTCATTGGTTCCCCTCCGGCTTCTTTTCGTGAACGATTCCTCCTGCACGAATCAGTCTCAGGTTGTTGAGAGTTGAAAGAATATCTTCATAAGTGGAAGACTGAAAAGTAGATGTGATGCCACCTTCTGAATGTGATGATTCTCCGACCATGCCCTCTCTGAAGTACATGGCACATGCTAGATCAGCCACACAGAAATCCATTGCAGTGATATATACAGTGCGGTTTGTATGTGCAAGAGCACGCTGTTTTGCCATTTCAACATAGATTTTTGCACGCCCCTGACTCGTTCCTGTTCTTTCAGCAACAATCTCAACTAGATCCATAGATTACTCCTCCTGCATCTTAGTGAGAACTGCGACCAGTTCCTTTTTAACAAGACTAGAATATCCGCTAACGCCCTTTTCCTTTGCAATAGTCTTTAACTGGTCAACAGTCATATCGTTGAGGTCCGTCACTTCATTGTTTTCTACAGGAGTATCTTCATCATTCTTGTCTTCAATGACACGATATCCCTGTTCTGTATAACGCTGAAGGTCATCCTCATGGATGGCCCTTTCAACGTTGATTCTTTTTACAATAATCATTATGCATCAGCTGAGACGTTAGCAATGATTAGGTCAAGCATGTTGTCCTTTTCCCAGCAGTCATGATATCTTCTATAGTCAATCTGCCAAGCATTTGCATCCTGATTAGTATCAGGGTCAAATACTCTTGTCTTGTCCTGTTTAGTAACACCGATAACACTATTGATTGGCGCCATTAAGAAGTTTACATTCTTAGCAGTTTCACCCTTTGTATATCCACCTGCGTCTTTTGTTGCTCCAGCATCAACCTTGATAGCTGAATACATTCTGTTCTTTGGTGTAGGAATGAATGTGATTTCATCAAGCTTATAGATGTCTAATGTGATATTTCCAATAGTTAATTTACCTGATGTAAGGTTGCTGTTTACCATCTTTTCCTTTAATAATCTTAAAGTATCATATGTAATATGGCAGATGATATCACCCTGATATCCTTTATCACGGATAGTATCCGCTGCCTTTTCTAATTCAGAAAGAATATTCTGTTCAGTCAATGCAGTTGTTAGGATATTGGCTGATTTCTTCGTTGTAACATCAGAAACAACCTTAGAAATACGGTAAGCATCTACTTCAGGGGCAACATGTAAACGCTGGAATTCTCCCATGACAGTGCCAGCAGATGCCACAAAATTAGTTTCGTTTACATCCATTGCATCAAGAAGGAACTTTCTTCCACGGTCCTGTGTCATCTTGAATGTTTCATATTCAAGAGTAACAGCACCCTGTTTATATCCTTCATCTCTGTTATAGTCACCTAAGCCCACTAATGACATCTTAGGGATTTTTACCTCTGCACCACCGTCATACTTAATCTGTCCGGCATTGGCATCCATCCATGATGTAAGAGTGAGATGCTCCATCTGTTTATCTAATTCAGTCTGAAAAATAGTTGAATACTCTAATGTGTTAATTGCCATGTTCTATACCTCTTTTCTAAAATTTAAGTGCATTCGCGAATGCCTTTCTTGCATTCTCTTCTTCAGCAGTCAATACATTGTTTTTTGCCTTATCTAAAGGCGCTTTCCCCTTTAATCGGTCATCAACAGACTGCTGAACTGCTCCCTTGAATGCTTTAGAGAGTCTCTTGACAGATTCATTTACGGAATCAGCATCAGTGTAATCAATGAAGTCAGCCATGTCTGCTGGAACTCCTGCAGCATTAAGCTGTTCCTTGGCAACTGCAGTCAGTTCTCTACGAGTAATTGCTGCTTCTCTATTGTCAAGTTCTTCTTTTCTCTTGTCTTCCTCATACTGCTTCTTTTCATCATCTGTCATCTTTTGAAGCCTTTCGGCTTCCGTATGATCCTTATCCCACTTCTTTCTTGCACGGGCAAGTCTCTTCTGGACGATTCTGTCCACATCGTCTTCTGTGAGGGTTGTTACTTTGGCTTTACCATCTTCAGGTTCACCTGACTGCGCATTATCGGGATTTCCTTCATCGCCTGTATCATCTTCCCCCTCTTCCCCTTCTTCCGCAAACAGCTGAAGGTTCAAAGGCATCATATTCTTAATGTATTCCATAACTTAATTCCTCCGTTTATAGTCCGTATGACTGTTATATCCATGCACCTTTTAATGTCATATGCACGTTATGGACAAACAGAAAAAAAGAAGAACATCAACCGCTCTTCTGTCTGCTTCTGTATTTCATCAATGCTTTAGGTTTTCTTTCCTTGGGAGGCGGACAGTACTCTTCATATGTCTCGTGTGAGAGTTTTCCGCATATCATGCACATATATGTCACCTTCTTAACAATGACGTGCCTACGGCTGTCAAAATGACTTTTACAGTCATATTCAAAGTACTGGTGATGATGTGGTTTCAATCCTTCAGCCATATGGTTCTCCTTTCTTGAAATTGAGCAAAATAAAAACCGACTAGATAGTCGGCTTATACGAACGGTAATATGTCTTTCAAGTCTTTCATAAATCGCTTGGCTTTTTCAATAGTTGAATTATCAGTAAGGTATTCTATTCCTTTTGGTGTAATCTCGCATTTATCAAGGTTGTATATTTCTATGTTTTCGTCTATATCCTGGTCAATTACTATCCCACTGATATATCCCTCATTTAATAGATTCACAATGACATAAGTCCAGTACTTTCTGTTGATCTGCAGATATTTACTGTCATGTCTTATGAGTGATACATCAATATCCTTCCCTTGCTTTAGCTGCATATACAGGTAGGATAGAATCTGATAAACAATTACATGATAATCATCTCTTGCCATATATTCCAAGTCCTTTCACATTGTCTTTTTATCAACTAAAGGATTTAACTAATCATCCATAGCATAAAACAGTCTATCGCCTAATTCTTCAGTTGCATACCCTAGTTCATTAGGTTCTTCATTATCATCAAATCCATATTCAAGATTCTTGTCTAATACGTAATTACGAATCTGATTAATCTCTTCATTATTTAGTTCTCTATTCGCATTAACATATTCAATAACACATTCTTTTGAATAACCATCTTCCGGGTTCCAATCTTTCATAAGAAGCAACTTTTTCAATAATTTCACATCTTCATCCAATAATTTGTACATCACAATTCACTCTCTTTTCTTAGGGTTTGTTTGAATTAAATTTCCAGTATCAGGGTTAAGTGTAACTTCTACGTTTTCACCTATATACTTTCTGCTTACACGTTTACCATTTTCTTTTTCGGTTATTTTTTCTGGGTCAGTTAATACAGAAATAACATCCTCTATTTCAACACCTTCACGTTTCTTATTCTTTTGAGGGCCTTCTTTTTCAGTTGTCCCTAATACTCTTTCGATAAAATGGTCACTTTGCGATTTTATTACAACTCCATCCTTAGTTGTACGCCCAACAATTTCATCTTGTATGATTTTACGATACTTCTTATAGTCTTCAAATGTTGAAAATGCTGATAATTTTCCTGAGCTACGCGATCTCTTGTATTTTTGTAATAGTAACCAATTCTCTTTATCATTATACTTCAAATTTTGAAATTCTGATAGTGATAAAGGTATATTTTGCTTACCCAACAAATCGAGGTATTTTATTTGCTGTTTCCTGTCACTAGAACGATTCTCAACTAATTTCTCAGCAGTGTTAATTGCATCTGCACCATGCTTTTCAACCATTCTTTTATGCCATTCTTTATAAGTCTCGTCCGCTGGAACCTTCATTCTTTCACCTGTGACAGGGTCCCTTGCAAATCTTTCTAGATTATGCATAGTTTCATCGTCAAGATTCATAATAGTAGTAGAACGGCACCATGGGTGCATTGGAGGGGCGTTTACACCTATCTTCTTATCATTAACCCTGTATACACTTCCGTCCCTCTCACGGCAAATTTGAGACGTTCTAAGGTCTAGTGTTGCAACAAATCTATACTCCTCTATGCCGTAATCCTTGTAAGCTTGAAAGTGCGCCTCGTTGTGAATGTATGATGATTCGGTTCTTACAAGTCTTCTAGCTTTATTTCTACCTGATAGAAACTGTTCGTTGATTGAGTCGGTCATTTCCTTCTCTGTCTTTCCTGTAAGTGCTCCTATCATGAACTCCTCTTTTAGTGCATCGGCCACCTTCTGAGTATTGTTCCATACTCTTTCGGAATAGTTCTGACCTGACCATTTCTTTTTCAGAATGGTTTCAAGAGCTCCTTCATCAATAGGACCTGTCTGAAGATCTAGACCACTCATTCTCGCAGCTTCATATACAGTGTGGTGATAACTGCTTTCATAGACCTTTCGCATTGTCTTGCCTATTGCATCTCTTTCTTTGGATGCAATTGTATTGATTAACCTGTTTATTGACTTATCAATATCATCAAGCCTCTTCATACGATTCTTATATGCTGGGGCTTCCAATTCTGCTAGCGCTTCTCTTTTTTTGGCACCTGTCTTATTCTTGTATGCTTCAAGCAGTTTTTCGAAATCTTTACTTTCAACCTCTGAAAGAAGATTAATAGCCTCGTCTCTTGTCAGATGATGTTTTGAAGCGAATCTATTGAATATTCCCTCAATCTGTTTGGCAGTGTAGATTGCAGCCTTGCTATAGATTACGCTCAACTCCTTGGCACAGTCCTCAGCTAACTGCATATCCTTGTACATGTTCCTTGCTTCTCGCATCTCCCAGTACTTTATGTTTTTGATGTTAGTCATAACAGAGCACTATCATTCCTTGTCTTTGTCATCATCATCATCATTATTACCATCTTCCTTGTAATCATCTGTTTCTTCTTCATCTTCTGGAGGAGTATTCTGATTTTCGGTATCAAATAACTGCTTCTGTGTTTCAAGTGCTTCCTGTTGTTCTTTTTTGACTTCTTTCATTTCATCATCAACGTTTGAAACAAAGTCAAGGAGTGCAAGAAGTGTCTTAGTTGATACAACACCTTTAAGATTCGCAATGATTTGTGATAATTCAAGACGGTTTTGTGGGAGTCCTCTTGTAAATACAGGCTCAATCATTGACTGATCAGCAGCAATCGCCTTTAGATTGAGGTAAGTACAGAACATTCTTATACGCTTCTTAAGCCCTTTCTTGTAATATCTCTCTTTTGTCTTGGTGAGGGTCTCAAGTGCTAGAAGCTTATATTGAATAGCAATGCCTGAACTGTTGCCAGCAAAGTTTTCATCTGTCAGATTAGGAACATGAGAAAGTGAATAGATATCTTCCTTTATTGAGCGCTTGAGTGTTTCCACTGCGTTCTCGTCAAATGTTCTAGTCAGATATTCAGAGCGTGCATCACTAGGAAGTTCCATAACACCATTCTTACGGATAGCCTGGAGCGCTTTTGTTGCTTCTTCATCGTCATCACCTAAAAGAGCACCATAGACAACAAGTACTGCGTCAATGAACTGCTCCTTATCGTTGATTCTGTCAGAGCATAATGTATTGTATGCGTCAATAAGAGAAATCTGCTGTTCATAGTCTCCAATGCAGTCCATGTTGTTTCTATACTCAATGATAGGGTCCTCACCTAAGAAATGTGGATAAGGCTCACCTAGTTCTGAAAACTCGCCTTTTTCAAATTCCTCATTGCAAGTGATTCCGATTCTTGTGACATAGTTCTCACTTGTAACTGTCGCAATGATATTGAACCTGTCAGTAGAATCATCTTTTTCAATCGAATAATAAACGCTGAATAGTTCATGCTGCTCAATTGAGGCATCAAAAACCTTGAACGTTGACAATGGGTCAAGTGTCTTGGTCATCAGCTTGCTTTCATGCTCACATAAGTAAACATACTCATAAGCGACACCAGCGCGTGACATATTGATAGCATTACATGAATCTGTATCATCTGTTTCAGCATCAACGAAAGCACCTGTTAGCTTGTCAATATTGCCGTCTTCTGTATTCTTCTTGAATGTGATGGGGTTTGAAAGAAAATAGCCCGTTGCTGTATCTGATATATCTTTAGCATGATTTACCATGATCTTATTGTTCGGCTGGTTCTTGAACTTCTTTTCCCTGTTCATGATGGCATGCTTACCAAAGTAATAGCCGACATTTTTCAATATCTCAGGAGCACGAATACTATAATGCTTACTAATGAGACGAAGGATCATGCTTCTGTCTATGTTTGTCTCGTCGAATTTTTCTCGTGGAATCGTGAAAGTATAATACATCTTTTAAAATCTCCTCTTTCCTGCTCTTGCCTTCTTCATAAGGATTTCATTTTCTATAGCATATCTAACCGCATCTATAGTGTGGTTGTTTCTGTCGGGGAAGTCCCCTCTAAGGTTACCGTCTCTATCCATTTCAATTTCATAGTCATTGAATTCACGTGCAGCATTGGGGCATCTAACAGGATCTATAATTATCTTGTCTAGGTCCTGAAGGAACTTTATTCCATTGTCTACACTGTCAGCGCCTTTCTTTGCACCGATGATATTGAGACCTAATAACTTGAATTCGTTTATAGTTCTTGGTTCAGCTGAATCAGCAGTGACTAGCTTGTTGAGCGGGTTAATCTCCTTGATAAGTTTGACGGCCTTGGCATTTGATAGTCTAGTTCCATATACTTCGCCAAAAATAAAAAGACGCCTGCGCGTCTTGTCATAATTTGCTTTGACATATGCTAATGGGTCACCAGCATAACCAAAGTCTAGTCCGTTTTTTAATCTATCAAATACCTGTATTTCCTCGTCAGTTATCTCTCGTATATCAAGGTTTGTAAAAACCTCACTACCTGTACCGGTTACCTCACCTAGATAGTCATGCTTATACTTATCAGGCTTTGTCTCCTTCATGTGATTGGCTTCAATAAGAAACTGCTCTCCAAGCCATTCAGGAGGTGCCTGTAAGTAAGTTGTGTGAGAAACATATGTGTCATCTCTTTTTACTAGAACTTGCCTGTTGCACCAATTTCTTTGGCTTTCAGGAGGGTTGAAAGAATAAAAAACACAATACTCATGTCCACCACGTAAAAGAGACTGATTAATATTGGTTATCTTGTCATATGTTTCGAATTCGTCACATTCTTCATACCATACGTATTTAACATAGCCGACAAACACCTTGATAGATTTCAACTTCTTAGGATTGTCAGCACCTTTGAATATTATCTGTTGTCCTGTCGGTCTGTATGTCATCTGCAGCTTAGATTCAGGTATATCCCAATCTTCTTCAGCCTTCAGCATGAATATGCCCCACTTGATCTGTTCATAGACTGAACCCCTTAAAGTGTCCTTTACACGTCTGATAACAACGGCATTACTCATTACACCACGCTTCGCATCTCTCATAATCCCTAAAGGAATCTCTGTGCCAATGAAAGAAGATTTTAAAGAACCACGTCCACCTTTAAGCCAGTAGTGTGTATATGCATTAGTCTTAACATATTTATGAAGATCATAGAACGCTGGGCCTATAATGTCAGAAAGCTTTGCTTTATTCGATGTCATCTATAATTACTATCTGTCCATTTGACTTGATGTCAAGACTACTGCCAGGCTTATTACCGCTCAAGTCTCTAATGAATTCCGCTGCCTTAGTGTCGCCCTTCATTGCCTTCTGAACCTGTTTAATGAGTATTGCGTCCTGTACAGTCACATTCTTGCCATTCAATGCAGCAAAGTTCTTAATTGTATCTACATCGGCTATCTTACCTGATTTGAGAGACATGGAAAGAAGTGATGCAAGATTGTCTTTCATTGCCTTCTTTTCTCTTCTTGCCTTGACAGATGCAAGTCCGCCTTTACGGCCGTTCTCTCTTCTTTCTTCTGGTGTCATGTTTGCGAACTCACTTTTTGCCATTATCATCACCCCTTTATAAACACTAAAAAAGAGCTAAGCGATTATGTTTAGCTCTTTTAAAAACTAGAAATCAATTTCTTTTGCATCATCAAGTGTAATACCACACTGGTTCATATATCTCCAATAGTTCAACGCTTTGCCATCACTTTTTCTGATAACGATAGGAATTCTTCCAGCATAAATATTATCACGATCATTGAAAATATAGGCGCCATCTGTTTCAAACGCTTCATTGATATTGGCGCCAAATTCTCCTAATGCTTCTAAAGCAATTTCTTTTGCCTTTTCATAAGTAATCATTTTCATTCTCCTTCAATTATTTTAGTAGTTTAACGCTTTCACGCGCTCGGTCAGAAATTCTCAAATTATCGGTACGAGTTAGATAGATATGTCCCGTTTCTCTTTTACTAAGCATTCCGAAAATATTCTTACTAGTATACTTAGTCCCTGTCTGTGCATCAACATACCTAATTTTTCCGTTTACGTTCTCACAGTTGAATACATGACCAGGAATCTGAATAATTCCTCGTGCGCCCTTCCCCCAGCTATGCATCTGTTTTTCAACTTTATTTTGTGCAGCCTTTTGAGTTGAAGCGCCAACCTTAATAGGTTGAGCGTGTCTAAATGCTTTTTGCCATATACCTCTACCCTTAAGGGTACCATACGGTAATCTATCTCCTTTATAAGTAGGAAGAGCAGTTACATTATAACCTCGTCTTCTCAACTCATAAGCGATAACACAACGCTGACAGTTTTCAGAGAATTCGGAATACTCATAGCTATGGTTAGGATTAACATTCTTCAATGCATTATCAATGCTATAAGGTTTTCCTTTCTTTCCGATTGATTTTTTTAGTTCTCCAATACTTGGGATTCTATCACCAATTCCAAAAGGTGAGAATTTTTCCTTTCCTTCTCCGCCTTTTGGTCTTTTATCACTGTCCCAACTAGAACCTCTACCACCCATATATATTATGCTACTTTCGATATATGATTTATATATTTTTTAAGTTTTTCATGTTTTCTGTCACATGATTATCATAGTATTTCACATTAGCGCCCTTGAAGTCATAGCCGATATCACCACCATAAACAAGCACGTTCTTAGGCTTCAGCCTCTTCATGGCTTCATCCATGCCCTGTGTCCATATCTTTGTGGCTTCCTTGCTGCGCTTAACTCCAATAGTAGAAACTGAAATTGTACTGTTAGAAGGAATACCATCAAAACAAAAAGTAAATGTTTCTGGTTCAGCCCATGATACAGTAGGAATCACTCTAAGCCCTCTATCCTGATAGATCTGACCAATTAAACGGCTTCTGTATACATTCCATATTTTCATGGCCATAGGCATATCCATGTAAAGAGAAAAGTCAGGAGTAAGAATACAATCAAACTGTGCCAGCTTATCAACATACATCTGAGGAGATGCCCAAATTCTTTCAAATTGATAGTCATCAATATAAAAATGAACACCTGATTCATATCTATCAGAATTCAATACATAATTGAAACCAACAAGATCATCAGGAACATAGTCAATTCTTTCAAGTGTAGGCATTTGATAGAATCCTATTGCTCTAAGTTCATCATATTCATCAAGGTTATATGCGTTTCCTGTTCTTTCTCTTTCATTAACCTTTTCAGAATCATCTTCCTCAGGTTCTTCAAAATCAATTGACTCAAACCCAAATGAATCCATATCTATATTGATAATGTCATCGAGTTCACCGCTTAGGATTTCAAAATCCCATTCCGCTCTCTCTGATACCTTGTTATCTGCCAGTCTAAAAGCCTTAATCTGCTCGTCTGAGAGGTCATCGGCTACTATGCATGGAACTGTCTCAAGTCCTAGCTTTAGCGCTGCTTTAAACCTTGTATGACCGCATACGATGATATTATTCTTATCAATCACTATAGGAACCTTAAAACCAAACTCTTTGATGCTATTCATTACCATTGGAACGGCTTCATCATTCCTTCTAGGATTGCGACTATAAGGAATTAGATCAGCAATAGGCTTCTGCGTTATCTTGATGTCATTCATCTGTTATTCTCCTTCCTGGCAAAATAAAAAGGCACTTATGCAAGCGCCTTGAAATCATAGTTCCCTATCAAACTATTTCCACATGTTATATGTTAGCACCTTTATATTACTAATGCGTTTTGATTTCATGACTTTTCTATACTTTCTGTTATATTTTTATCATTTATAACTTCAGATAATTCGATGATACCAGAACAAAGGAAGTGTCTTACCGTTCCTACTGAATACTGCATCAAGTCGGCTATATCATAATCACTCATTAGTTCGACATACTTATAAAACAATGCATCACGATGATTCATGTTGTCTAGTTTCTCAATATCCTCACGAATAAGAGACATCTGAGCAATATACTTATCCTTCATCATGATGTAATCGTTCTGAGTTTTAGGCTCTGAATATGAACCGCTAGGACTGTCATCATATCTGATTGATTTAACATTAATCATCTTGTTATTGATGTACTCCACTCGATTGCGCATATTCCTATAGCTTTTAAGATAGTTTCTTGTCTCTTCTGGCGTCATCTGATTACCTCCTATTCAAAAATAAAAAATAAATAAATCACTATCACCAGTACGAATAAAATAAAAAACAAAAATTAACCTCCTTTCTGGAGAAGAAGAAAACAGTCCTTTACTCTTCCTATTGGTTTTCAATTTCCGTCTTCTCTTCTCCCAGCAACATCATAACTTATAGTTGGATAGCAAAATTAGCGCTTCATACTCTTATTCTTTGCAAAAGAAGGTGAATGAGATTGAAGCAAAGCCATGACACTGCTGTTGTTTGTTGGTTTTAGAATAGAAAAATATGTTAGGGCATCAAGTCCATGAGAGGATCTTGCTTTTAGAAACAAATCTATTAAGAGTAATCCATATAGATTTTCTTATTTTAAATTTTCTTACGAGTTAAATATAGAGAACTCAATGCCCTGTTTGATTATCTGATGAACTTCTTTTGAATCTCTTCAAGAACCGTGTAGCAACTCTTTCGATGCACTCTGTCATTGATTTTAATTCTTGATGTAACAATGCTTATAATTCTATCACTGAAGCTTGTATGATTAATGACTGCAATAATATCATCAGCATCAATCGGCATTCCCTTGTATTCAAGTTCCCCTTCTTCCTTTTTAGAAACAAACGTTGAAAGCCAGTCAAGTCTTGCCTTTGCTAGACTCATAGTGCTGTACTCTTCCTTGTGAATCATCTTATTCTTATAAAAGAAAACGATTGCACACAGTCCTCCTTCTGGCCATCTAGGAGGCAACTGGAATTCAAAGGTGCATTTATCTAAATTGATGATACTGAACGTTCTGCGCATTCTTATCATGTCATTCTCGCTCATAGGCGCTCTAAAGTAGTCCCATACCTCAACTAATCTAGCCACTTCTATACCTCCCTGATTGTCTCATGATAACGATATTCAAATAACTTCTTCTTGATGTTATAGACAGGAGTTCTGAGACCTTTGACGTCCTCGATGACCTTTTCATCATCTCTGTAATATACGAAGTCGGCAACGTATGTGATTGGTCTTCTTTTCCTCTTCTTTCCATCAATTACAATTTCAAATGACGGTATAAGTTCAAACTGAACCTGAAGAGACAGGTCTCTAATGCTTCCCATCTCTTCGAGTTTCTTGAGTTCTGTATATCTCTTTGCTTCTTTTCGACTGTCAAAGACAATGCCGTCAACAACTGCCTTCTTAGCCTTGTATTTATTCTTAATCATTAGAACTGGATATCCTCTTCATCCATGATTAAGCCTTCATCCTCGAACTGCTGAATTGGTTCATTATGCACATAACTGTTAGTTTGTGCTTGTGATGCAGTGGCTGTATTGTTATTTCTGTTTGTCTGAATGAACTGTACAGAGTCAGCAATTACTTCAGTAACATATACCTTCTGACCTTGATTGTTCTCATAGTTTCTTGTCTGAATGCGACCATCAACCGAAACAAGTGAACCTTTAGAACAGTAGCGCTCTGTGTTTTCCGCAATCTTCCCCCAGCACACACAATTAATGAAGTCAGCCTCCTGATCATCGCTCTTGAAGTTTCTTTCTACTGCTAAGTTGAAAGAAGTGACTGCCTTCCCACTCCCTGTTCTTCTTAGTTCAGGGTCTCTTGTAAGTCTTCCGACTAATAAAGCACGATTAAGCATTAATAGTGTTCCTCCTTGTCTTTTCTTGTCATAAGTTATTATTCTCCTTATCTTCTTCTACGCCATTCACAACGACCGACACAATAACGAAAACTGCAATTGCAATCACAGATACCACAATAAGAACGCCAACAATCAGCATAACGATAGCAAACACAGAAAATACATTTTCTAATACCTGCAATAAAAACATCTATATCACTCCTATCTGATAAATAAGTAAATCATTAGCATCAATGTAGCAACATAGGCTGCTACTAGGATAAAGAAATCCCTGTTAGCCTTTTTGCAGCTTTTAATGAGTTTATTGTTAAACTCCTGAAGATCATCCATCTTTTTTAAATCCTCATTGTAAATACTCAATACAGTTTGGCTTGCTTTTTCATAACTTTCACACTTTCTTTTTAGAGTATTGTTTTCTTTTTTTTAAATCTTGGCATACTTCTTCAAGCTCTCCATATTCTTCTTTCAAATATGAATACTCTTCTTCTAGCTTCTTATATTCAGCATCCTTCTCTTCTACAATTTCCTGAACCTTTTCGGCACTAAAAATCGCCATTATACTTAGCCTCCTCTTCTAATTGCTTTACATAGTCCTGAGTTCTTTGCATAGATCTTTTTACTTTTTCTTTAAAAATCTTTGCAGTTTTATTGACATCTAAATACCCCATCAAGAATAACTCGCATATGCATATCAATACATCTGCAGTCTCTTCAGCTAGATGTTCACCATCAACAGGATTACTACCATTACGTTTAATCTTAGAGACGGCTTGAATAAGTTCAGCGCACTCTTCCATTGCAATAGTTAGCATATGCTGATTGCCCCATACCTTACATATTTTTTCAAGTTCAGGGGCGTTCCATATAATAACATCGAATATGTTTCTTAACTTTCTACGTTTATGTGTGTCCATTTACTTGTCTCCTTTTACTTCTAAGTCTTCAATGTAATCATCATCTTTATGTGCAGTTAAATATTTTAATAATTCTGTATCTGAAGCATTAGGACCATAATATAAATCATCAGGATAATAGAACTTAGTAAACTGCGTATACCATCCACTTTTTTTAAAATATTTATTAAAACCCATCACTTGAATTTTTCTGACATATAATTTAGGTGTTAATTTTAAAGTCAGCATTTTAATATCAGCTGTTAAATACTCAACTTCCCAGTTCTTCTCATTTCTTAAAAATGAGGTTCTTTCTTCTTTATTCTTCAGCATAATTGACCACCTCGCAGTTATTGAGCACATCTTTAATTGATGTAGGTTCTGAATCTTCAAATGTGACAAAAGCAAATAAATCATCAAATAAAGTTAAATCGTAAGGCATCTCGTCTCTATCGTATGGATACCAGACAAAATGCTCTTTGTAAGGCTTGCAACGGTATGCACGTAGGCCACCGCATTCTTTTCTGATGATATACTCAAAGCGTCTGTTATGTGCCTTCTCTAAAATGTTATATTCAAATTTAGATAGAATGATTTTTTCTTTGTACTCTGATAAAAGCCAATTAAATCTATTGTAAAGACAGTTTTTACCGTTCTTTAAACTCGTAAATATGCAATTTTTGCATGAGATATCACTATGGCAATTAGAAAATGCATTTGGATCATCATCTTTGATAGCGAAATTATATTTTTTATCATCTTCAACAACATCCAAAATTTTTTCTTTAAATCTTTCTGCATTAAGCATCTTCTTCTTCTCCTAGAAAATCAGACATACTTGTCTGTACATTTTTAGATTTCACAAGCATTTCGTTCTTAGCACGAGTATAAAAGTTTCTGTCGATTTCAAAACCATATGCATTTCTATTTAATTCAAGACAGGCTCTTAATGTGCTACCGCTGCCACAGCAAGGGTCAATAACAACATCACCTTCATCGGTAAATATTTCTATTAACTGTTTGAGTACATTCACCGGTTTCTGTGCTGGATGGATTTTTGGAATTTCTTTTCCGTCTTTTTGCCAATTGAACCAGTTAAATATCATTTTCCCTGTTCCTTTGATGTTCTTTCCTGTTTCGGGGTCAGTTTTAACGCCATTTCTAAATTTTGGCAGCTTATCTCTATACATAACAAGAGCATATTCAGTTGCGCCAACAACTCGCATATTGGCTTTTAATACCTGCGGACTGTAATTCTTGATAAAAACTAAAGGAATATAATTCACAAAACCATGCTTCTTTCCTGCATCTATTAGGGTTGGCATCTGTTCAAATGAACAGAATACTATCATACATGGACTATCGGAACTTCTTCCGCGTTTCTGTTTCTTATGATCATCTTTCTTTAACATTCTTGAACAGAAATGAAAATATTCGTATAGATTGAAATTAAAATCACTATTAAATGCTGATTTACCAGCTAATTTAGATTCGCCATTCTTGTTGTCTCCGCCCTTGTACCACATAGGGTTAGATCCATAGAAATTATTACCAACGTTGTAAGGTACATCGGCAATAATCAATTGGGCTTTTGGGATAGCATATCTCTTATAATTCTGCATGCTATCCCTGTATATCTCACATCTGATTTTTTTCATTTTGATTTTCCTCTTTAAACCATTTAATAAAATTATCTTTTGAATAAAATAGGCATGTCTCTTCACAAACATCAGTATCACAAGGTACATCTAATCTTTTCTTTAGAGAGTTATTGAAGTATGAACATAGAAATCTCCCATCAACTTCAATATCTGTTAGAAAGTTAGCAACTGCTTCTAACTTCTTGTTATTCACTAGTTCCATTTATAAATCCCCTCCTAGTTCTTCCGTTAATCGTATTAATTCTTCTTTATCCTCTTCAGTTACTCTTTTTTTAAGTTTCTTTTTCTTCTGGTACCATTTCTTTTCTTTTGCTACTGCTAAAGCAAAGTTCTTTAGATTGGTTATTTTCTCAAGTCCATAGAGTTTGCATGTTTCTATTACTTCATCAGCAACTTCTTCAAAGTCATTTTCAATAAGAAAAGATTTTAAATCAGACAAGTCAGAGTCACTGACAGACAGTCTTCTTTTATTCTTTATTTCTTTTATTCTTTTATTCTTATTACGTCCTACCTCTTGTCCTACCTCTTGTCCTACCTCTTGTCCTACCTCTTGTCCTACCTCTTGTCCTATTTTTAGGACACTAGGTGAGACACGGTTCTGATATTTATCCCAGTTTTTAACTGTTATAAGAGTGCCTTTTCTAGATATATCTAATTTGATTTTTCCGCACTCTTCTAAGAGGTGAAGATATTTAGTAATGGTGTTTTTTGCCATCCCGCATCTTTCCGATACCTGTCTAAGAGACAAGATGCATTGTCCTCTTTTGATAAGCTGTCCATGATGATAGTAATCAACAGGATTGGCATGAAGAAGGATGTCAATCCAAAGGTGTAGCATTTTTGAATCATGATAGACTTCGTCGTAGTCCATCATGTATAACTTGATCCATCTTCTTTTTTCATCCATCCCTCATGTCTTCCTTTCTTTAATTAGAACTGTTCATAATCATAACCATCATCGAAGTCACCAAATTCAGCATCGCCGAAATCAGTATTGACTCCAGCATCTTCAAGAACCTTGTCAGATTCTTCATGTGGCTGTGGTGCTTTAGGTGCTGAACTTTCATGTTCGATTGCTTTAGGCGCTTCTTCATGTGCCTGTGGTTCTTCATCGTTTACAAATGTAACAGGAGCATCAACATACTCTTTTGTACCATCACCATTGATTACTGCCATATCGGAATCAATAGCATTCTGCATATCAATTGACATGATACCCCACTTACTGATCAACTGACGGAGCATAGTCTTGTATGCCATTCCATCGAAATCCTTAGACCAGAATGTCCAGTTAGTGCCTTTTCTTTTGTCTGCTGCATATCCTTGAGAATACTTAAGCGCATGTGCTTCCATCTTCTCTTTTGACCAGTACATTGTCTTTCTGAAGCCGTTTGTATATTCAAACATTGCATAATAGCCGATTGTTTTAGCATTCTCTCTTTCAAGTTCATCATCAATTAATCTGACTTCAATCTCTTCATTAAGAGGATCATAATGGATTAATTCACCTTCCTTGATTGAAATAACATTTAATTTTCTATACTGTCCACTTCTGATAGCTAGCTGAATGTAGCCTTTATAACCTAATTGGAACTGTGCCACTGTTCCTCTCTTAGTCTTATAAGGTACAAAGTAGTACTGCCCTAACTGAGGAGAAGGAGATAAGTTGAGCGCTTCGCCAAGGAATGCAGCCATAATGATACTATTAAACTCACACTCCTGAAGCTTTGGATCATTGACAACTGTAGAAGTAATCGAAGCGATGAAACGTGTTCCATTCTTACCGCCAACAACATCATTGATTTTTCTCTGTACTGCTGGGCTTGCGATAAAAGTACTGAATTTTGCTTTGCTTGTTGTGTCTTTTCTTAAACTGTTTTTAACTGTCATTGTTTCCTCCATTTCCCCGCGCCTTCGTTGCGCGGACACAAATATATAATCAAACTCAAATCCACCAAAACTCTAGTGTGCCTCTCGATATAATAGTATAATCAAAGAGAGGTGG